CGAGGCCGAACTGGGCATCCCGCTGCCACAGCACGACCTGGCCGATCCAGCCGAGAACGAGGAGCTGCCCAAGGAGGTCGAGCAGATGATCTCGATCGCGGTGGCCAGGAAGCTCCGGCCTCCCCCGGAGCCAGAGGAGGGCATGTCCGAGGAGGACGAGGAGGCCATGGCCAGGGAGGAGGAGATCGAGGAGGCCAAGGATCTCAAGGCCATCGGAGAGCTAGAGCGCCTGCGGCTGAAGGCCACCCAGGAGGCTGGTCACGCGCAGGAGAAGTTCGCTGCCGAGGAAGCTCGCAAGCAGACCGAGTTCGATGCCGATGAGGAGCGCAAGGGCAAAGCGGCCAAGGCCCAGGAGAAGCGCGACGACCGCAAGTCTGACAAGGACATCGAGAACGAGGAGATCAGGATCAAGACAGCGGCCAAGACCAAGATCCAGGCGACGTTCGGTGGCAGGACCCGAGTGAAGGTGCCGACCTCGACAGGCACCAGGATCAGTCGCCGGAGGAGATCGAAATAGCTGCATCACCAAAAGAGGTTCGAGCGGCCCGTGCATTCCTGTTCTCGAAGAAGATCCGGGTGCGCGACATTCCGCCGAGACGTTTTGCTAATGCAGCCAAGGAGTTGAACATCGGATTCACTCAGCTCCTGGCGTTTATCTCCCGGCTGTATGCCGGAGGGCAGAATCAGAAGTTCTTCCGCGTGGAAGCGATCATGCAGGAAGCAGCGAAGTGAAGGTGACGTGCTGGCACCGACCAAACCTAATGACCAGCGCAGCTTAGGAGGCAATCATGGGCACAACCTATGAAAAGTACCCGAAGCCGAAGGCCGACATGACGAAGGGCCAATCCGCGAAGAAGGTTTCAACGCCTTCCAAGGGTGGCCAACATCACGTCAGTGGTGCGATGGGCAAGCACCAGTCTACCGGCAGCGGAGCTGAAGGCGTGAAGGGTGGCGGCAACCCAGGACACTATTGAGATGCCGCATTCTAAAGACCCGAAGAAGGAACCCGCAGGAATGCGTCACATGACCAAGAAGGTCACCAAGGGTGGCGCTGGCTATGCCCGTAGCACGATGGGAACCGGACGCAAGGGTGCCGACCACATCTCGGGTGCCATGGGTAAGCACCAGAAAACGGGAGACGGTAAGGCGTTCTAAGACAAGGGAGACACGATGTCAGCGATCAGGTTTGCGGATTTACTCCGCGCTCGGATCACGGAGAAGGTGCAGGAGCATCACACGTCCATGGATAAGGGCGCAGGCCCAGAGCAGTACTTGAAGCTCGTGGGCCGACAGCAGCAACTCAAGGAGGTGCGCGGCTGGATCTCTGAGGCACTGAACAAAGTCGATTCGGAGGAAGGAGAGGACGACCTATGACAGAGGACAATGTGACGAGCATTCAGATCGAGCCGGATTCGCTCATCGACTTGTTCGTAGCCAAGGAATGGCCAGGGAAGATCGGACTGTGGCGAGCGGCACTTCAGGTGCCGATGCCGCCAGAGTTCAGTGAAGGTGGGATAGCGATCCCGGATGAGTATCGAGAGGACCAGGAGTATGCAGCGTACATAGGGAACGTGAGGGCCATGGGTCCGCTCTGCTTCAAGAGCAAGACTCGCGGTGGTGTGGAGCTGTCAACGGACGAAGGATTCAAGGTGGGCGACTGGGTGATGATCGGGAAGCACCAGGGTGAGAAGTTCCGCACGAGGGACAACACGCTCTGGATCGTGATCTCGGACACGCAATACATCGCAGTGCTGGATGACCCGGCAGCGTTTGATTGCATGTCACTCTAAGCCTAGAATCAGGAGACACGACTATGGCGGAAGGTAACAAAGCGATAGAGTACGAGTTCGAGGACCTGCGGCGGAACACCGATCCATTGCCAAGTGCTGTGCTTGCAGAACTTGAAGTGGACGAGGAGACAGGAGCAACAACGGACGCAGATGACACGGGTGACAAGGATGACGCCGATGACGGTGGCGACGAGGAGATGGTGCCGGTCTCGGAGGTCAACAAGCGCATAGCGCGAGTTCGACGCGAGAGTGACCGGAAGATTGCAGAGGCCACGGATGAAGCCGGTAAGGAGATCGGTGATCTGCAAAAGCGGCTCGGCAACATCGAGGAAGCGGATCAGATCGGGGCTCTGGATTACGATCACCGGACCAAGGTCGAGCAGATCCACAAGGAGATCGAGAAGGCCATGGAGGACGGTGACTCGGCAGGAGTCACCAGGCTGACGACGGAACTGGCCGAGGCGACTGCTGCGGTCACGATTGAACGGGAGAAGCTGAAGCACAAGCGAGCTGCGGACGAGCATGAAGATCCAGATGATCTGCATGACCCGAACAAGCCGCCAGCAGTTATCCCGAGGGCCAAGGACTGGCTGAGTGAGCAGGATTGGTGGGACGACTCTGAGCTGACGCACGTCAAGCGGTTCGTGAACCGGCTCGACGCGAAGCTGCAAGAGAAGGGGTACTCACCACACGACGATGACTTCTATGAGCAACTGGAGGAAGCGGTCGAGACCAAGTATCCAGGCATCATCACTCACACGATGGAGGACCTGGGGCTCGACGACGACGATGAAGGTGAGGATGAATTTGCAAACATCCCCGACAAGCGCAGCGCGAGCAAGAAGAAGGCTCGTCGCGCAGCTCGGCGCTCACCAGTTGGCGGCAAGGATGCAGCCGGTGGCAAGGGACGACCACGCAACCGCAACAGAGGAAAGACATTGAACCGGAACCAGATAGCCAACATGAAGATGTTCGGGATGGACCCTGACAACAAGGAACATGTTGAAGCGTATCTAGCGGAGATCTAGGAGGTCACCATGGCTACCAAGAAGTCAGCGGCACGACAGACAGCGGAAGCACGGCAAGCTCGCAGTGCGGATGGAGGCAAGGACACCAAGGGCAAGGATCGGAACGTGCCCGAACAGGAGGTTCATGACGAAGGAGAAGCGGAACACCTCGCACATGAGGAGAACACCGACCGTGAGATGGATGCGATCTATAGCACGGACGATGATAACGAGGTGATTGAGTGGAAGCGGCATTCGGATTTGGACGCGCCGCCAGCCAGGGCAGGCTACGTGAATCGGTTCATCAGGATTCGATTAGGGACCGTTCGTGATACAGCCCGGTTGCGTAATGCAATGAGAGAAGGATGGAGGCCGGTACTGAAAAGCTCAGTATCCGACCGTTCACTGCCAGCCGTTCATCTCGAAAACGTGGGCGATGTAATTGGCGTAGAGGATCTAATCCTATGCGAGATGCCTGAGAGAGCGTACAAGTCGCGCAAGAAGTTCTTCCGAGAAAAACTTGCTCGCCAAAATGCTGCGATCGAAAGGCAACTCCGAAACGTGTCGCGTACTGACTCACCGGGCTTTGGTCCGATACAGCAGCAACGCAGCACGTCGGTGACTCGGGCACCTGCGCGTAAAAACGTGGAAGTGGCCGATGATGAGATCTAACCAACGATACGGAGACCACGATAATGGCAAACGTAGACAGACCGAGTGGCTTGATCGCCAGTCGGCACTCTGCGGGTGGAACTCCCCAACGGTTGGGCGCGTACACGATTGCGAGCGGCTTGGCAGAGGACATCTTCTCGGGTGACCCAGTAGACATCACTGGCACTGGCCGCAACATCGCACTCGCTACCGCAGGTGACGACAATCCTATTGTCGGAATCTTCGCGGGAGTTAAGTACGTCGATGCCAATGGGGACCAACAGTTCCGTCCAAGGTGGGCCACTGGGACAGTCGCTACGGAAATCGAAGCCCTTGTGTATGACGATCCTCTCAATGAGTTCGTCGCACAGGTTGACGACACGGCTGGCTTGATAGAAGCCGATGTCGGACAACTTGCTGCTCTCGTAGCAGGCGCAGGGAACGCTTTCACAGGTAGATCAGCTTGGCAGATTGACCAATCGACCTTGGCCGCGACGGTGACGTTGCAGGTCAGGATCTTAGGTCTTGCTCGCCAGCTTGAGAATGACTTCGGGCAGTTCGCTAAAGCCCGTTGCGTCATTCAAAGACACCGCTACGGTGCCCAGCCAAGCGTAGGAGTGTGAATCATGGCTATGACTCGCAATGATTTTCGCAAACAACTACAGGAAGGGCTGAATGCCGTGTTCGGTATGGAGTACAAGCGATACCCAGAGGAGTGGCGCGAGATCTTCGACATCGAGCGATCGATGAAGGCATTCGAGGAAGATGTGCTGCTTGCTGGTTTTGCTGGTGCGCCAGTCAAACCTGAAGGCGAAGGGGTAGCCTACGACGAGGGAGCAGAGTCCTACGTCGCACGTTACACACATGAGACGATTGCATTAGCTTTCGCAATCACCGAGGAGGCTGAAGAAGATGGCCTCTACGGAAGTCTCGGCGCGAAGTATTCGCGTTCACTGGCCCGTTCACTCCAGCACACGAAGGAAGTGAAGGGAGCCAACATCATCAACAACGGGTTCGACGTTCTGTTCCCCGGTGGCGATGGTGTCGCACTGTTCTCGGCTGCGCACCCGCAGTTCGGTGGAGGTGTCCAGTCCAACACGCTGGCGACTCCTGCCGATCTCGCAGAGGCGAGCCTGGAGCAAGCTGCTATCGACATCTCCGAGTTCGATGACGATAGAGGCATCCCGATTGCAGCGCAGATCACAAAGCTGATTGTTCCGACTGAACTTCAGTTCGTGGCTACGCGGATCTTGATGTCTCCCTATCGCACGAACACTGGGGATAACGACATCAGTGCGATCTACACCCTCGGCACAGTCGGAGATGGGTTCTGCGTGAACCATCGTCTCACTGATCCTGATCAGTGGACGCTCAAGACCGACGTACCCGATGGGCTCAAGCACTTCGTTCGTAAGAAAGTGTCCCGTGGTATCGAAGGCGACTTCGAGACCGGGAACCTCCGGTACAAGGCCCGAGAGCGTTACAGCTTCGGGTTCTCTGACTGGCGCGGTGCTTACGGTTCGCCGGGAGGCGGAAGCTAACATCCAGGTTTAACGACCTGATGTGACAGGTGGTCCCGTGCCACTCCGGTGGTACGGGATCATTCACTTTAACGAACGGTGCTGGATGCACCTGCTCAACTGGAGCTGTTCATCATGAGTAGACATACAATCACACACGCTGAAGAAATCTTTATCGGTGCGCCGGTAGGCTTCGGCATCAACCAATCGAACCGTGGCATGTCCATGGCCATCCTGACCCGACTCGAACTCATCGATGTCGAGGCCGGAGACGTTGACGGACTGATCACAGCGGCTGGCTCAGGAGCGGCTGGTGCGCTCGGGGATCTCGTCATCGATGGCGCATTCGCTGTCGCTGGAGTGGGCATCCTCGCCACGC